CTACGCGTCTTGTTCGCCAGAAATCAGTCTACGATTAAACAAAGAAATGAAAGTTGTATTTTTCGCACAGATTATGCCCGACCCGTGCGGGGCTTTCTTTCACGACGTCGCGATTGCAAAAGAGTTGCAGCGTCGTGGGCATACCATATCCTTTGTCACAATCAATCGGGGTCGAGGCCCTATTCGCGGGGTTTATCGCGGACTTTCGTGGGTGTATTACACCAACGCTGAAAATGAACTGAATGGGGCAAGTGTATGGTCAACTCCGCATTTTCCGATGATGAATATTGTGCGTCGTTTAAATGAACGGTTCCAGAAGCCACTGGTTGTTACGATGCACTTTGGAGAAGATGTATCAACCGTAGGTCCCTACGCTCGCGTAGGAAAGTGGACGGATATCCTGTGGATTATTTCCAACCATATTCGTAACCACGTTGTAAACACAGTACCTCTTTCTCCAACATTTCGGATCGTAGAGGCGATTCGTCCCGCTATGATCGAAAATGAAATCAAGTTCAATGAACGTGGAACCGCTCCTACCGGAGATTGTATCACGCTGATCAATGCAAATCTTCTCAAGGGTGTTCCCATGTTTCTAGAGTTGGCAAATCGATTCCCGGATCGAAAGTTTTTGGGAGTTCGTCCCTACTATAACCGCATCAGTGTTCCCGAGAATATTCCGAATATTGAATGGATTGATGTTCAGGACGATATTCGTACTATCATGCAGCGGACGCGGATTCTACTGGTTCCGTCTTTCTATGAGAGCTGGGGCCGCGTAGCGTTTGAGGCGATGTACAACGGTATTCCGGTACTCTTCTCAAAGCCGATGGAAAAGGGGAATCCGAACAATACCCGTTCGTCGGGGACAACAGAGGGAATGAAGGAGTGGATTGGTGACAACCAGTATGCCCTCGATTATTTTAAGGTCGATGACTGGGTTGATACCATAAACCAGCTCGATGATATTAACGTTTATGCTGAAGCGTCGCGGCGAGCATATGAGCACACGTACAATATGAACGTTTTCGGAGATATGAACGATATAGAGCGAAAGCTACAGGAGTACGCTACGCAGTTTGCGGTGACGATTGACAAGCCGAAGATGCAGGGGCAGACGGCGCCGTACACTCCACAGCTTCGGTTTGTGCCTCCTTCACGGGGTAGTGCGATGCCTTTCCGCGGAGGTCGTTTTTCGGTGAAGCGCTGAGCATGTCTGACATAAGACGACCCAGACGAATTCGCTCGAGCGTCTCCGCGTCATGTCCGTGATTCACGACGGGGGTAGGAGGAATGTGCTTAGCACCCGTGATAGGCGGGACGACAGTGAGTGAAGCAATCGCGTCTACAATACTTCCGTTGTGATCGGTCAGAGCTTTCTCTGCATCCGTCTGCGACGCTCCCGTAAACGTCATTATCTGCTGGACTTGGCTGCTCATATTTTATGTATAGTACATAAAGCACGAAAATGAAATTTATCGACGGACTGTGCCCCCCTGCACTCCTGTATGCTCTGTTCGTGGCCATCCAGCTGGGCTTAGATGTTGCGGACTTTGCGTTCTTCACGGCGGCTACTAAGCTTGTCTTCGGCGGCGCGACCGTATTTATTCTCGACCTGCTGTGCCGCCTCAATCTCGGTATTGTGGCGTGGTTCTTGATGGCCATGCCGTTCCTTGTGACTGCACTCGGAACATCCATTGCGATTGGTCTCCAGCTAGACCGGGCGATGTTGGAGGGTTTTAAGGCGTAGTTGTGTAGAGTATAAAAATGACCCGTATTGAAGAGGCGATGGAGATTCTTGGCGATTGGATTATTCGTAGGGCGGTTGCCGTCTATGCGGCAATCGAGCGGTGCCTGTTCAGCCGTTCAGTCGTGTATGAGAGCCTTGCGTGGACGCTCTATAGTACTAATGGGTATTCGATCTCGGAGGATAACTTCAACCAGCTAGATATTGGCGGTAGCGATGCGTCGTTTATTGCGCATAACGTTATGCGGTCCGTCGGATCACACAATGTGTACAAGACAGCGATTCACTGGATTGACGGAGCGTGGCGGGCACCGTACGATATTCCCGATCTTTTCACGGCTCCTCCTCCTCCGTGGCTCTTTATTGGATTCGGTGAGTCGGTCGACAATCTCACGGATTGTACGGACGAGCTGCACTCTCTAATTGCCTACGACAATCTTATCAAGGTCGAGGTCCTGCGGGCGCTGATGCCGGCATCGGAGGGGAAGACGTGGTACTACATCAATCCAAAGACGTTTGAGACACTGGAATTTCCTGACACCGGTATTCTAATTGATGACCCTCCCGCCCCCGAGACCCAGCCCGAACCCGCATCTACGAAGGATGATTGAACATCCCAATCACGGTTCGGTCATCTGGAAATATCTGAAACTAGAGAAGAAACTCTGGTCTCCTCATTTTCTCGAGTACGCAATGACATATGCGACCATTCTCATTCAGCCGATTGGTCATGTTCTGTTCTGGGTATGTTATCTCGGATTCCCAACCCTGTATACGTATTTCGGAGGAACCCATGATATGTCGTGGCAGACCCTTGCGTGGTATGGTATTTCATCCCTGCAGGTTCTAATTTCGGCGATTCAGAGCTGGAGCGAGGTGGTAGAACACTACCATCTCGGCACAACGATTTTTGTCTGGAAGATTCTCACCCACGCCTTCGGAGTTCCTTTACTCGACATTCACTCAAGTGATCGTGGGCATCAGTATTTCAAGTACGCTGCTGGAGCATCACTGCTGCAGGACCTCTGCTAAGTTTCCACCAAACATTCCCTGAAAACTCTTGATCATCTCGGCACCCTGCTTTACCTGCGGTCCCAGCGAGGAAAGAGTTTCCATCAGCTGCTGCTGTGTCTCCATCAGCTCCTTTGTATCATCGCGCATCTGTAGAACCTGCTCGGGGTTTAGTTTCTGGAAAGCATGTAGTATGGTCGTTCCCGCATCAATGTGGGCGTCCATAGTATTATCCTCCGTCTTCTCGGACTTGGATCCAGAATGGGGCTTTGGCTCATCGCTGTCCTTCCCCTTCTTGCTCGACTTCTTATCTTCGGATTCATTCGGATTGTCGTACCCCTCGCGCAGGGCCTGCCCCGAAATGAGGACAACGGCGGCAACGGTAGCAATTCCGAGAGTCACGGCAGCGGTAAGGGGCATACGAACTCCGTATCCAATAACCACGGTAATGAGGAGCAGCCAGACGGCTAGGTACCCCATACGGCGTTGGACAAGGAATACGATGGACATTAAGAGGAGTAGAGCTGCTACGGCTGTATCTACGTTCGCCTTCATTAATTCACTCAAAGATATTTATATCATACACTGGTCACAGGGCTTCCAACGGGAACCGTATCGGCCGTTCCAGCGACACCAGAACCGTCAAAGGTGTACCCAGCACGGGGCTGCTGGAGAGCAACCATGCCTCCGCGATGGCGCCGAGTGCGCTTTCCCTTATGACGACGACGACGTCCGCCCGCGAGCGTATTGTTTCCGCCGCGATTGCCGGTCGCGCAGTCCTTCGACGTGTCAGAGTCCCAGCGAGCCGAGCCAGCGTTGGGTCCGCCGACGTCAGAGAGAACAGATCCACCGAAGCCGTATCCGCCTCCCTTCTTCGTGAGGGCATGGTGGCGGCGGCGGTGGCGACGAGATGGCTTGGTTTTCTTTGTAGGATGCTTACGAGCCATTTGTATTGGTAGGAGAATCTATTACGGGCGTCCACGTCCCATCATCGTTCTGAACGCATTCGAGCGCAAACACCCGACCTAGAGACCGCAATTTCTTGGATAGAGCCATTGTCCTGACGCGAAGGTATCCTACATCAGCAACCTTGTAGACGTCGGGAATATCGGTGGCGACAATCTCGTACTTCAGGGTCTCTTCCTTCTTTTGGATCTTGCACTCGGCAAACACCCCCTTCTCGCCTTCCGTGTTCGTATAGTATTCGTAGCCCCGAATATCCTCTACATCCTCGCGTAGCTTGATCGATCGTGTCTCAAACTCCGAGCAAGGAGTATACATGGAAAAAATTGATTTCAACATTTCCTGGCGCGCACTGAAGTTTTTGTCATAAAAAAAAGAAATCCAATCAACCTCCAACCATTTGCTTAGAAAACATGCGTAAGAGTTAACATCACACACAAAAATGT